ACACAGCAGTAACCTTTTCCGTCTTAAGGCTTTTAAGAGAGGTAATAACCTCATCAGCTCTCGTTCCTACCGCAAAACCAATAATAGAGGTACGTTCGTTCCTGTATCTAATACTAGATTGTATCGCATTAGAAGACTTAAGGTACGCATGTATCTGCGGATTAGTGGTAACAGGCTGAATAAGTGAAGGCCTCAGACCGTTTGACAAAGGCTCGTCAAACTCGTCTATACCGTCTATGTAAGCTTGAGCGCTTGCATCTGAGTCGCCTGCAGCTCTTTTAACTTGTTTAAGAGCTACTGCTCTTGCCCCATTCTGGAACGCAAGATTAGCTGCAACAACAAGTCTGTTATTAATCTCTATAGGCCCAAAAGTCTTAATAACATCTCTCATCTCAGTAAAGAACTTAACAGTGTAGTCTGTTTTTGCTCTATCAAAGGTTACGTAATAGGCATCGCCTACATTTGGCTCATTACCAGAAAGATTGTAAGTGTTAAGAATAATAGTATTATCTGTAGAGTCTGCTGTGCCTCCGTCGGTACTAGATACTGTGAAAGTCATACCCGGGATACCTAGTATAAAATCGGACTTAGCAGTGATGTACAATCGCTCTACAGCGTCAGAGGTAGAAGGATTACCGCAATCATACGAAACATACTGTGTAGAAGAGGGGTTAAAATTAGTACTATCCCCAATAATAGAGTTAGTACCAGCATCTCCAAATGAGACACGAAAACCAGTAGTCGGGTCTATGTACGTTCTCCCTAGTTCGCCTGTGTTCGCACCATCAGTAGTAACAGAACCAGTTAGACCAAAGTTACTGTCTGTAGGGGACAGTGCTACAAGATCTGCGTAATCCGTAACAAGGGAAGGGTCCTTGGCAGACTTTACAGTAAAACCGCCATTACCGTCAAATAAGAAATAAACACGCTCTACAGCCCCGTTCAACGGGCTAACCTGGATATCATTAGCACCAGCACCTGCGTAGAGAGGAGACACGTTATTGAATGGTGTCGGAACTACATCTAACACGTTACCAGAAACACGAGAGCTAATAGTGTACTTTCCTGTGCCAGCTCCCCCTGGAACCCTTACAGTCATTGTCCACCCATCGTCTACAAGAATGTTCTCATAGTAAGTAACGTAGACCTTATACTGATTAGTCTGACTAGGAAGAAGAGCTGCAGGAGTACCTAAGGTAATTGTTTGGTCATTAATTTTTGTTACTGTGACAGCACCGGTGGCTTTAGCTGACTCCCAGTCGGACCCTACAAAGACTAATATATCAGAGGGGTCTTCTGTTGGAGTAGCAGTTCCAGTACCTTTAACAGGTACGGAGCTTAAAACAAAGTCTCTATTGTTATCTGCATTAAGAACATTACCGTCTGTATCAGTAATGTTATTGCCGTTCACGTCTGTTGCGGGAGTAGCTGGAGTAGTAATCTCTCCAAACACTCTATTGTCTTTCAAAGAAGCCACGATATCCGTGCCGATAGCAAGAGAAGAGCCCGCAGTAGTTACGCCGTTCTCTAACTGATAAGAATGCCCCCAGTGAGCCCTGTTTGAGCCAGAGAGAACCACGTCGTTACCAATCGAGTAGTCTGAAGTATCGGAACTTAAACCTACCTTTACCATCCTGTTAACAGTAGCAGCAGGAAGAATGTCAAAGGTATTTTCCCATGTGTTTGTAAAATAGGTAACAGTAACAACATCCCCACTAGCAGGAGCAGAACCAAGCTTAAAGGTACCTGCAGCACCATCAAGCTCTACGATTGTAGAAGCAACACCATTAACTTTTGCCTCGATTACCTTTACAGTACGCTCGAACTCATCCCCTACAATATTTTCGTCTGGGTTATAAAGAATGTCTACGGTAGCGTTTATATCGGAGCTAACAGCGGACACTCCACCGTTATCACCTTTTACTATACGACGACTTTTTACCTTAAAAGTAGTATTAGCACCGTTAGCTTGTGCAGAAAGGTCCTCGTTTTCAATGTATGTATCACGTCTTTTGTAGTAGTAGTTTACTCTAACATCATCATCTGCAGAAGGAATAGATACTAAAGTACACTCACCCGTTAATCCGTTTACTGAGTTTACAGCTACAGGCTCACCGTTAACGGTTACTATGACCTGAGTCGGCTGAGTAGCAACCGTGCCTTCTCCGTTACCAGTTACGATAGGAAAGTTTTCAACTGTAAAATCCTTTTTTGTGCCGTCGAATTCACCGCTTATGTCTTCATCTAAAATCAGATTATCGGCAATAGCAGATGAACCCCTGACCATCTCGAAGTCTGTAACACGGATCTCTTCCGCAGCGACTCCTATAAAGGCCGGAAATCTTATGTTTCCCGCAGCAGTCGCTCCGGGAGCTTCCGTAATAGTTCTAGTAAGAACGCCCGGAAAGACAAAACTCTCTAAAGGTCCTATAGCCATGTTTTTTCTCCTTTATCTCTTCATAAAAACTTTATACTAATTGAATTTTATATGGAGCGTCACGAAATTTTTAGATCTTAGTATAATCTTATCTGATATAAATATTAATAAATTATTACGGAACGCTCTTTAAAGGAGATTTTAGTACGCCTATTTTAAAGGGCATTACTTTGACTTAGGCTTAACCCTAACAACACTATCTCTATCTTGCGAACCCTCAAACTGCTTCAGGCCTTTTCTTTCTCGCTCGGCTCTGTGTTCCTGGAGCGCTTCTGAGTAGTCTTTTCTAAACTCTCTCTCCTTCTTACCGCCTAAATGCATAACAGGGCTGTACCTGCCATCGATGTCTTTCGGCATATTGATCTCACTAGGCTCAACTCCCATCTTAGACCATCTTCTCTTCCTCTTTTCTTCATACCTTTTTTTCCACCGTTGGTCGTACCCTTCCCATTTCTTCTCAGACTCAGCACCTACTACCTTATCTATTTCTTTAGGAGAATATATGGTATCCTTCTTAGGATCCAGCTTTGTACCGATTCCAAACGGAACAGCTACCACTCTATCGGTATTGACACTTTTGCAGTCAGAGCAGGCTACTTCATCATCTCTTTCTTCATACTTTCTAATCTCTTCAAATTGTAAGTTGCAGTCATTACAAAAATAACGGTATAAAGGCATTTTTATCTCCCTGTAGTATATAAATATAAACCCTATTTTTATATAGTTTATTAATAGATTATCAAGCGCTTAAAAGTATTTAGGATACCCCGCTTCTGGGTACTTAACACTAAGCTCCTTAGAGTATGGGTAAACATCTATATTAAAATCTTTACCATTTAATTTTAGATACTTATTATGCTGCATATATTGATAGAGCTTAGTATCAAAATCCATAATCTCTGTTAGGTACGGAACAAATTTTTTCCACTCAGTCATCATGCGCAAAGATACAGAGTTCTTATAGTATAGGTCGCCTGTGTTCTGGTCATATACCTCTTCTGACTCTCCTCCAGGTTCCATTTCCTCTATTGTAAGACCTTCAGACACTAACCGTAATCTTTTCCTAGACCACATATCATCGACTATATAGTCTGTTAAGTCTGGTAATTCTATAGTGTCCCGAGTAAATACGTCTATATTAAAATTCATATCCCAATGGCCACTATATACTTTTGCCGATTGTTCTCGATCAGGGTATACAATAACCACAAGTTTATCATTTACTATCTTTTTATTCCCGAAAGATAATATCACCCCACTTATAGAGGAGTTATCATAATGAAAATCGTCTGGGATATCAAAAGGACCTAGAGTGTTTCCAACCCACCTATAATTTGCATAGAGCGTTGTGCCGGACTTAAGAGGATTGAGAAATGTTACCTCTCCTGTAGTAGCATCTATAGTATAGTCTGACCCAGGAACTAACTCTATACTTAGTGAATTAAAATTTTTCTTAGTATACAGAGCCTCTAGATTTGGGATCAAATTTCCATGAGATAAGTTAGCGGTAGTCTCTGTACCTGTAGTAGTCTCAATTACAACTTCTTTTTCTACAAAGTACAGAGGGTCTATAACGTATTGGTTTTTGCTTATTAGCTCAATGTAGTACCTACCGGGATCAGCTATATTTTTATAGCTGTAAGATATAGTGACAGTCTGTCCTACTGTCGGGGAAGAGGCCAAATAAACTTTTCCGTTCTTACCGTCCAGATCAACAGGAAAAGCTCTTTCTCCATCTATAAAAACATCTACCTGCCTAAAGTTGTCGGCTATCTTAGTGTTAAAGTACCCAGAAACAATAGGATAGTTAGCGACCTGAAAAACTCTATTCGTTCCTACGGAAGCTGTCCCTGTTATTTGACTAGAAACATCTTCATTCTCTACGAACCTCGTGACGTTTTGCTCGTCTTCCCAGACCCAATCTAAAAATTTGCCCTCTTTATTGCCGACGCGAGCCCACGCCACATGGCTCTTTAAGTTTGCGGCATAATCGTCTGCTGAGAGTCTTATCCTAGAGGCTGACGCATTACTTAGAATAACACCTCTCATCGGACGTTCTTTAAACGGAAACTTATGATACACTTTCATTGTGTCCCGGTACACGGGATTATACTCTATAGTATCGTTCAATTCCCTAAGAACGCGCCTTTTAGTAGCTCTAAGTAAGTTGCTTTCCATATGATTCCTTTAAGGTACAAATTCTATTAAGAGATATATTATTAATAGAGTATTAAAAAAGGGCAGACCATAGAGGCCTGCCCTACAAGGAGCACTTATTGTACGGCACAATAAATTAGTCATTCATAGCAGCAATCAAAAGACCTTTCGCTACATCATTCAAAGGGTCGTTAGCCATACGTACCTCAGAAATATTAATAGGAAAAGAATCTTTAACCTTATCGAATTCCTGTTTAAAGAATTCCAAAAAGTTCTTAGCTAGAGAAGTTCCGCCTGAAATTACCCAAGGGATAGAGTCTGGAAGCTCAATACTACCACTATCCTTTTTAAACTCTCTTTTTATAGAGTCTATTACTAGATGGATGAGGTTCCTGTAATAAACAACTATAGCTTCCCTTTCTCTTAGCTGCTTAGGGTCGCCTTCAGTAGGATCCAGGAGATTAACACCTTTTTCCTTGATAGACATAATACGGGTCGCAGTAGAACCCACGGCCTTAGCCGCAGAGCTATCTATCCAATCCCCAGAGTTCTGTATAGAAAAAGACATACCTACCATAGTTTGAAAAAGTAGTGCCGTGTTTACCATACCCGCCCCAAAAGAAGAACCTAACGCAGTAAACCCCTCAGCAGCGCAATTAGAATAAACAACAGCTGCAGCCTCATTCATAGCTGTAGCCTTATACCCAAAATTCTCTATCATTTTCTTAAACATTTCTTTGTGGTAAACCACATCCATTTCAGAATTAATAGGATTACCAGGAATAGAATAATATACAGTCTCTTCATCTACCTGAGGCTTTTTTAGTATATTATTAAGAAGTATCATTAACATCTTTTCTGCTTCTAGCTCGCCAGCAGAAATAACACCCTTACTGAGAGGTCTCCGTGCTTCTTTCTTCAGAAGATTAGCTATATTCATAGCAGGCTCTCCTACCACGTATATAGAATCATCCTCTATAACATGAGAAACGTTAGACATCTTAAGCATATTAAGAGTAGATTGATCATACTCTATGTCTAAGAAAACATCTCTAATAGAATTCACTTCAACTTCTGAATTTTCATTTGACACGTCTTTTTTAGCAGCAACTAAGTTTCCAGTTCCTACGTCTAAACCTTTAGGCATAATACCCTCCTAATCTCCATTTGATTTCTTTTTTATTTTCTTTAAAGCATCCAAAGCGTTATTGACTCCGTCCGATCTTTCTACTGTTCTTACCTTTAGATTTATGTGAGAGTTAGCATCCTCTACAGTAACATTCGGAACATACGTCTCTTGATTATATTTGGGGAGACTATCTTCCTGGTTTTTTGTTTGCAGTTTAGTCTTGCCTAAAGCACTCTCTAACCTTTTTATTAAATC